TTTCAACTCATTAAAAAGTACCCACAATACTGTTCTATTAACACAAAAAAGAAAAGTAAGCACACTGAGTTGAAGCTAAATAGTAGAGCAATATGAAACGAATTGATTTAATAAAAATAGAGCATAGTAGAAAAACAGGAGATGTTTGCGAATATATAGAACCTAATGTAACTGAAGACTGTATATTTTATGCAGATGGAGAGGCAATAGGGTTTTACCTTACTAAAATGCCTGAAAAGATGTGCAAGTTAGCAGACTTAGCAAACGCTGAATTTCAAAGTAAAAATGTACCGAAGTCATTAATGGATAGAATTTCAAGCGTAAAAGGCAAATTTAAAAATACTGCTACAAATATAGGAGAAGGAGTAGAACAAATGTCTGTTATACTTGGCTCAATACCACCTAAACCTATGGTAAGAAGACCATACGCTTCACGTTCAAGCGTTCATTCTATTAAAACTGCACAAACTTTTATAAAAGCTATGTTATTGCTTGCAAAAGAAAGCGAAAAACTAATCAAAGAAATACTACCAAAACAATACGAACAGCAAATTGAGCTATTTAAAGACGTTCCTGAAAAATGGAGGTTCGCAAATCTATTCACAAGTTCAATATCTAACTACAATATTTCTGCGCCATTTCACAGAGATACAGGAAACATAAAAGGAGCAGTAAATGTGATAATTTGCAAGAAGCATAACTCTAAAGGAGGTGATTTACACGTTCCAGATTATGGAGCTACAATAGGGCAAAAAGATAACTCTATACTCGTTTACCCAGCTTGGAGAAATGTTCACGGAGTAACACCAATAATACCAACTCATGAAGGAGGTTATAGAAATAGTCTAATATTTTATCCATTAAAAGCATTCAAAGGATTATGAACAAAACCGAACAACATAAAAAGGCAATGCTTGAAGCTCTAGAGAAATCTCTAGGAGTGGTTACAACAGCTTGCAAAAGTGTTGGCGTTGGTCGAACCACATTTTATATGTGGATGAATGAGGATGAAGAGTTCAAAAAGGCAGTTGATGATATTGAGAATGTCGCTTTAGATTTCGCAGAGAGTCAGCTACATAAGCAGATGAAAGACGGTCAAGCATCTAGTACTATATTTTACTTAAAAACAAAAGGAAAGAAAAGAGGCTATGTTGAACGTCAAGAGATTGAGCAAATAGGTAACACCAACACATTCCAAGTTGAAATAATTGATCCGCAAGGTGAGTCGAATAAAGACGAATAAGATATTCAGGCATCTTCAGGAATCGACTAAGCGGATAACAATTGAGCAAGGCGGTACAAGGTCAGGTAAAACCTACAACATCTTACTTTGGCTCATTCTTGAATATTCGATTCACAATGAGAAGAAGGTCATAACTATTTGTCGTAAGACGTTCCCTTCACTTCGAGCATCTGTGCTTCGTGACTTCGTGACTATTCTTCAGTCAATGAATCAATACGATGAGCTGCTGCATAACAAGTCTAACAACGAATACACGCTCAACGGCAATTTATTTGAGTTCATCAGCTTAGACCAGCCGCAGAAGATTAGAGGTCGTAAACGCGACTTGCTGTTTATCAACGAAGCGAATGAGCTTTACTTTGAAGATTGGCAGCAGTTGATCTGGAGAACTACCGAAAAAATTATCATTGACTACAATCCATCGGATAGCTTCCATTGGATTTATGACAAGGTGATTCCAAGAGATGACTGCGAGTTCTTTCAAACTACATACTTAGACAATCCATTTCTTGAGCGTGAGATTATCAACGAGATTGAAAGGTTAAAAGATACAGATCACGACTACTGGCGAGTCTACGGACTAGGTGAACGTGGCAGCAGCAGAGCAACGATATTCCAATTTAGTGTAGTTGAGAAGATACCGCAAGAAGCAACACATATATCAACAGGGCTTGACTTCGGATTCACGAACGATCCAACTGCATTGGTAAAAGTCTATCAACTTGGTAATGATTTATTCATTGACGAGTTATTGTATCATACTGGATTGACGAACCAAGACATAGCAGATAAGTTAAGCGGCTTTGGATTCAGTAGGCAAGATGTAATATATGCAGATTCAGCAGAGCCAAAATCTATTGAAGAACTGTATAGGATGCGTTTTAACGTCAAACCAACAGCAAAGGGTTCTGATAGTATCATGGCTGGCATTGACATCCTTAAACGCTATAATTTGAATGTCACGAAGACTTCGTTAAACGCTATCAAAGAGTTTCAGAACTACAAATGGATTGAAGATAAAAACGGCAACCTTTTGAATAAGCCAATTGATAACTGGAATCATATTATTGATGCTACCAGATATGCAGTCTTTAACAAACTTTCAAGACCAAACTATGGAAGGTATGCGATTAAGTAGTCAAGCTATGTGCTTTTATTTGTGTGCGTTGTAAAAAAAAGTGTAAATTTTAAGAAAATAATTAAATAATACTTGCAGGTATTAAGTATATGCTTATATTTGTCTTATCAAAAACAAAGGAACAATGACATTTACAAAAATTAAAAACGGAAAATATTACTTTAAAGGTTTAGACACTTGGACTAATAAAGAAATCGAAGGGCATATTATTAATCAGCCTTTAGATATTGAATTAAACCGATCATGGTCTGTTGTGTTTGGATTAGGAAATTCTCACGTTGACCAACCATTTTTTGGTAAATCATTAAAATCATGCAAAGAATGGCTAACAACACCTTAATCGAAATAATCGACACCACAAACGAGCGTAACATTTTACAGGAAAGAATGACGATCCTTATCAAAAACAAAGGAACTATGATATTAATAACAGACAAAGGAGAAATTAAAGGTGAAGAGGTAAAAAACTACTACACTGGTAATCAAAAAAATCAAGTAGCCGTTGATTTTGAATACGAAGGAAGGAAGTATCAATATCCTTTTAGTAGAAAAACAGGAAAATTATATGCTTGTAAGCTCCCATTCAATATTAGATTAAAGGTTTAGTAAAATGACCATCAAAGAAATCAAGAAACTAAACAGCCTGAGTGATGCAGATATTGCTCAGGCTTTTGGATATAAGTCAACAATGGCTTATTCAAACAGCAGCGCAAAGAAGCGCATCGACAAAGGGATTGAATACTTTTACAACTTAAACAACTAGAATTTATGGAATACACGAAAATTGAAAACGTAGAAGTAGATGGCATTGACACTAGTGACTATCCAGACTTCTGTGATGCGTTCATAGCAAGCGCAGACTATGATGGTAAGCCAATGACTGATGAGCAATTAGACGAACTAAATGAAGATGCAGATTTCGTTTATGAATGCGTCTTAAATAAATTATATTAAGAAAAAACCTATTTAATAAATAATCATTGGGAAGAGGTTGTCGAATGGGTTGGGGTTGTAACATAATATCGTTGCAGCCCCTTTTTTATTCCTAAGTTACAAATGACCAATTTATAGTTAGTTAATTATGAAAGTAAAATTCCAGATTCCGCAGACGTTGAACAGCATCACGCTTGGTCAATATCAAAACTTTCAAAAGGTATTGAAAGACAACGAAGGAGCTGAAGAGAGTTCATTCGTTGGAATGAAAATGCTAGAGATATTCTGCAACGCTGATTTTGAGAAAATACGCAACGTTGATCTAGGCGTGTTTGACGTAGCTTTAAATAAGCTGAAAGAAGTTCTTGAGATGAAACCATCAATGAGCAAAAAGATCGTGGTAGACGACACCGAATATGGCTTTATTCCTGATCTTGAGAATATAACTTTGGGTGAGTATGTTGATCTGGAAAAGTACATGGCTGATCCACTTACATTTCACAAAGCGATGGCTGTTCTTTACCGACCAATTAAAATGAAGGTCCAAGACACATACTTGATTGAGGACTACATTGGCACAGAAGATCGAGGTGAGATAATGAAAGAAGCTGGATTGAGTGATTCGCTTGGCGCGATGCTTTTTTTTTGGACTTTAGGAAGAGAGTTAGTAAACGATATTTTAGCCTCTTTGAAGGAGGAGGGATTGAAGACAACGAATACGGAGAACGATCACAGTTCGCAAAGCGATGGGGATGGTATCAATCAATCATACATCTTGCAGATGGAGACGTTGTTAAAATCGATAGAGTCACAGAATTACCTCTTTACCAATGTCTGTCTAAATTGAGTTTTGACAAAGAAAAAGCGGAAATTGAAGCAAAAGAATTAAAACGACAAAGACGATGAGACAATTTTATGAAGTAACAACGAAGCTAAAAGACCTTCTTTACGCTGATGATAATATCAACACAGTAACTATTGGAGATATTAGTGAAGTTGATTTAAGCAAGCAAGGCATCTTTCCACTTGCTCACATTGTTGTCGGTCAGTCTACTTTGAATGGTTCAACCATAGACATGGACTTCACGGTGATTTGCATGGACATCGTAGATATTACGAAAGAAGATTTAAGAGATCAGGCAGAGTCGTTCTATGGAACAAATGATCTTCAAGATATTTGGAATACTCAGCACGCGGTAGTTAACCGATTGACTGAGAATTTAAGGAGAGGCGATGCGTTTAGTGAATTGTATCAAATAAGCGACACAATTACAGCATCACCGTTTAAAGATAGATTTGAAAACCTTCTTGCTGGATGGGCGATAGACATATCTATTTCAGTTCCTAACACCGAAATCTGCGTGTAATGGGTAGTCGCGTCAAAGGCATACGAGATGAAGTTCTAAAAGACTTTGCAGATAAGGTAATTGAAAAGGCTCAGTTGAATCTAGGCGTTGTAAAGAGTTACCGAAGCAAGGCAACAGGCAAGACATATCGAAAGCGATTAGACGCGAGTAAAAGACTACGCAATAGTCTGGCTAGTGAGCTTAAAGTCAGAGCTAAAGACGGAAGATTTGTTAAAGGCTTTGTGTCGTTTGAGATGCTAGACTACGGACAGGTAGTTGACAAAGGCAGAAAAGCTGGCAAAGGAATAAGTCGAGCTGGACAAAAATCTGTGATTGAATGGATTAAGAAGAAGCCATTAAAGCTCAGAGATGCGGATGGTAAATTCGTTAAACTAACAGATGCTCGATTAAAGGGTATGGCTTACGTTATAAGCCGCAAT